ATAACCATATCCGCCTTGTGCGACGTCGCCGACTGGTGAGCCTAATGCTCCACCCCCGGCCGAAGTATTACCTCCGGAGCCGTGGGTTTCCCTTATACACCACTCTTCTTGATTCTCAAGGAGAATGGCGGTGTTCATCCGCGTATGCGGATTCTCAATAGGCGCAACTTTGTCAGAGGTATAGTCCAAAACTGGACTCCACTTCTCCAACAATTGCTCCGCTCTATTATTATCAATATAATTTTGATTAGGACGTGTTGTAGTTTCGTTCATAATTTAATTATTTCCTTTCATTTATAATAGTTTTTCCGTTGCATTGGAGAATCAGGTAATATATACCTCAACATTTTATAATCTCATAGAAGCTAATTCTTGAGCATAGCGACTGGCAGCGGTTTTAGGTGCTTGAGATTTCTCTTCGACAACCTCAACCTTTGCCTCTTTAGTCTTAGACTCTGTCATAGCCTCTTCCTTTAATAAATCAAGAGACTCTTGAGCTTTCTTGTCAAAAATATTGACTGTATACTCGAAGTTCTCTTCAATAAACGTAAGATCTTTATCTTTAAAAGTCTTTCTCACGAAATTCGTTTTCTTCTCATCAAGACCAGCAAGCTTCCTCTCTAAATAGAGATCCTTTTTAAGGTCTTCTAATTCTTCAGAAACTGTGTTATGTGATTTAGTAAGCTCATTAAGTTCATTCTTTTGAGCATTAATAGTATCTTTCCCGTCCTTAACTGCTTCTCTAATAGAATCATTAGCTAGTACCATATCAACTGAAAGCATCTTGCGAATATCGCTTAACAAAGCATACGCTCTCTTATTCGTAGTAGCTTCCTCAATTGTCTTAGTTGGAATAGCCTCGGCTATATATGAATCAAGATAATCAGAAACAGACTCAACAACAGTATCTTTCAACGATGTTGCTTCCTCATTAATAGACTGACGGTAACGGCGAACAACATTCTTTAATTTACGAGTACGATCTTGATCAACTGCCTCAACAACTTTATTGAGTTTCTTCGTGTGATCCTTATCTATAGCTTCTAAGAGCTCTTCTAACTTCTTAGAGTGTTCTGCATCTTGAGTTGTAAGAGCGGCTTCTGTCGCGATCTTTGAACGCTCATCAGCTTTCTTATCAACTGTTTCATTAAACACTGTTTCAATTTGCTTAAGACTGTCTTCTGTAAGAACGTCTTTACCTACTTCTTTAAGTAAATCAGATATGTTGCTCATGATTAAAATAAATCCTTTTTGGTTGCTTTCGCTATTTTTTGTTTAAGTTTAGCTTCAACTACTGACTTTAACTCTGTAGTTGCTGCGGCATAATTTTTATCAATAATATTACTGATAAACGATTTGATCTGTTTATTCCGATCCATCATAATTATTTAAGTAAATTATACATTTTTTTTAAAAGTTTTGAATCAGTTCAATGAACTTATTTCTAAAGTATTCATCAATATCTTTACGTGGTAAACTCTTCAAACTCTCTTCAAACTTATCAAAATGCTCTTCAAAATCTCCGCTACGATTTAAAATCCATTGTTTTGATTCTAATATGCCATTAACAAACGCATCTGAATAAGACGGATCTGCAACACAATCAATAGCAACTAACTTCATTTCAGTAACATGGCCAATATCATTGTCTCCATCTTGGTCGATCTTACCTAATGCTCTTGATGACATACCAACCCTTACCCCGTCTGTAACTAATTGCTTTACTATAGTACCACAAGGTGTTTGTAACACCTTACTCTTACCATAAAAAATGTTACCGTCTTGTTTCATTTCGGTAACTATATGACATGCTCTTTCTAAATCGACTTCAGCTGTAGTAGGATGATTCAACTCACCCATAGCTCGGTCCGTCTTAATCATTTCTTTTTGATATCGTGTGACTTCCTGCACCATGTTATCTAAATCATAAACACGTTTATTCTTATTAACTTCAGAAGCCATCATATACGGCCCTTTAATATATAATCTAGATTCAGATTTATTATTCTTCTCTTCTATTATATACTCGAACTCAGAAGGGTCAGTTTTCTCTACTAGCAATTTAAAGGCCATAGCGCTATAAAATATTTATTGTTTATCTTATCTTTTTCCGTTAAATAATTCCTTTTCAGTAAGAATTAAAAAATTATAACCATGATCATCAGCCCATTGTTTTGCAGCTTTCCACTTAGATTGATTAATATCATACGTGGCTTGCTCATGTAATAATGTACTTTGTTTCTTTCTTCCTCTCATAACCGGGCGTTGAGTTTGACTATATGGCTTTATCTCTACTAGATATTTTACCTTTTTATCTCTCTCTCGTAATACTAATGTATTATCAACATAATACCTATGTGTTCGAGAGTCTATAGGACTTATATAAGGAACAACAACACACTCACTCGTCCATTCAAGTACATTCGGATTATGGTCGCACCATTTAAAGAAATGTAATTCCCAGGAACTCTTATATTGAGGATACTTTTTACCGAGAAATTTTTTATTGTGAATAGGTCTATATATGCCCTGCTTAAAATCGCCTTTTTTATGCAAAGCCATTAGCCTACAAAGAACATAGGAGGTTCAGAATCTCCGAATCCAGCTGATGCACCTTCAAACAACCTTCTTTCTAGTTCTTTCTTTTCCTCTAACCCTTCCTGTAAGATACCAGCATCAAGACTTGTACCACCAAATAATTGAGCGTTACCAAACTTACCACGAACACGGCCTAATGTAATTTTAGTTAATGCAGTAGCATATTGATACACCCATGGCTCTTTAATTAAATCCCTAAGAGGCTTTTCAACATAACAACTTAACACACCATAAAACTTTTCTCCTCCCTTAGGCTCAGGTATCATAAGTAAGCGCTGTCTCGCGTCATCAAATTTAAAATAGCGTTTTGTTGAAAGCATTTTTTCTCGTGTTTCCAACCATTGCTTTAATATATACCAACTAATTAAATCAAACCCATAATTACCCATTGCGTAACTAAAATAAGTTTGTTGCGCTAAAGTTTGCTCAATTGTAAATAAAGTATTTAAACTACTACTGGTCGACTCATCATAACTAAAGCAATCAATTACCTTTCTATGTTGTCTAGTGAGCCCGTCGAAGTATCCTATATTACAACTCCTTGCTGTAAGGGCGTTTGTAGTAGTAGTATCGTTTCGAGTACTCTTCCGTGTAGCAGTAACTAGTGCATTTGTATACTCGTTACCAGTTGTAGTAAGACCAATCTGTACGACATTAGACCCACTCGCTGAAAGCGAACTCACAGCAGAAACTATTGTAGATGCTGTTGTGTATACATCACCATATTGTTTTATATTAACATCCGCAGGACCACCACTAGCTGATGTACATGTAATTAAAGACTTTACTACATGAACCGATTCAGGCTGACCGGACAATGTTACGACGAATGTATATTCAGAAGGATAAGTTGGAATTTCACCACAATCAAATTTAAATACTGACGTAAATTTTCCACCATATGCATTATAACCAGTCCCTGAAATAGTGGCTGTTGTCAATGTTGGTAATAATGTAGTTTCTCCAGCAGATGTTTTTACATCACCTTTACCGTCAGTAGGAGATGAATAATTAGCAGATAATTCATTTGTAAGAAGAAATAATTCACTAAGATCTAATCCTTTACCTCGCGTGTATTTAGAACTATCAACAACTAAATGCTCTAAAGAGTATCCAGCAAACTTAGAAAACATTTCTATTGATTGAGCTATATGAGTAAAGATCTGATTCCCGTGGAGTTCTAAATTAATAGTAGGGTATCCCAATCCATATGTGATCCTGTCAGCTAATTCTTGATAGGTATCAACTGAATTAGCGAGATATGTAGAATATAAATGACTCCCGGCATCTAAATAATCATTTGTCCATGTACTAGTGGCCACATAATTATTTATGTTGGCAACGCTGAAGTTTCGCCACCTGCAGTAGGCTCTGGAGTAGGTACTTCAGTATCACCACCACCAGCTGGCGGTGCACCACCGCCAATCTCTGGTGGAGTTTGTTCAGGTGGAGGTGAACCTGGAGGTGATCCTGGACCTCCAATACCACCTGGAGGCGGGGCCGCTCCACCACCGACAGCCCAGTCTGCTCCACCGCCTCTAATTTGCTCTAACTCATACTGTAGTGCAGCATCTTTTCTAAGCCACTCTCTATTAGCTTTAATTTGCTCATCTGTCCATCCAAGATATTCCTTCTGACTATAACCCTGTGATACAGATTCATTACCGGCGATATTAGTGAAATTATTGAGCTTAAGATCCATTATTTGTTGCTTACGTAATTCAAAATAATTACGTGGAGGCGTAAAGGTCAAGTCAAAGACATTCTCTCTTAAATCAAAATCCTTCCACACGTGCTTTAATTTAAGATGAGTAATAAAAGCATCTTTCAAACCAACAGCAAATTGATGTTGCAATCTAACAATAAAATTAGCAAACTTTAATTCCTCTCTTAAGACAGTTGCATCAGCACTATATTGAGCAGTTTCTGCCTCAATTCTATTAGTCGGTACTTTAAGAGCTTTATACAACTTTTTAACGAAATAATTTAAATCGTCTAGCTCACCTAAATTTTGACCACCTGGGAGAGTTTTAACTTCTGTTCCATTGCTTCCCTCTCTTTTTGGAAACCAATAAGCATCTAAAATAGATTGTGGGTTAAATGAATCTACTCTTTTATTATCATCTAAACTAAATGTTTTTTTACTCCAATAATTTTGCATTAAGCGCCGAATATATCCTTCAGCTTTAGGAGCACTCATATTACCAACATCAACATTAAATACTAGACGCTCTGGAGCTCTGACTAATCGATATATAATAATTGAATCTTCAATTAAAGATAACTGTCTATAAGCTCTCCGTGCATTCTCAATGAACGGAATTCTAAATGTTTTATTCTCATTCCATGTACCAGAATTTACATATGTAATCTGATTTTTTTCCATTGGAATAAAATCTTTATCACCCTGAGCATTAAATTGTTCTTCTGCTTCTTTATGATGTTTAGCTTTTCTGAGTAAATATGCTTTAATGTGCATATTTTGAAAGTTATCGTATACCGGATCTATGGCTTGAGTAGGAACGTTTATAACACCTAATATTCCTTCTTTAATGTGCTTCTCATGAATAATATTTTCAAAATAAAGTTCACCATCAACTAGCATCGATCTTACATATTCCCATCCACGTTCTTTGATATCAAATAAATTAATAAATTTATTAAACTCTTCATTTAATTGACGCTTAACTAAAGGATCAAAATCTACTACATTGCTTAAGTGTAGATTAATTATATTACCATGCTCATCTTCATTAAGAAAGTCATCACAAATTTCATCCAATGCATCTGCTACCTCGGCAAACTGGGCCATTGTTCTATAATCTCGCAAACGCCTGTACTTATCTACATCAAGCGTAGCGTACATTAACTCATTATACATCCTATCCGCTAGGAACGAGCCTATAGGATGATTAGATTCCGGTGCCTTAGGAGCAAGAATAGAATGTTGCGCTAATAATTCTTTACG